GAATTAGAAGAAGGCTAGGATCACCTGCATCCGTAATGAATGAAGCTATGTATCCGTTGGAAGATATGGTGAAATCTGTACCTGCTCCTAGGATAGGAGTCTTATTCATTTCTCTGTAGGCAATCCCTCCTATAGTACCCTGAGATACTGATCCATTTAGGTAGTAAGAAACGGAAGCACCGCCTCCACCTGAACTCTGAGGAAAGTCAGCAAGGCTACCATCACCACGGATGTACTGCGCTGTAGTACCTGCTCCTGAAATAGTGATATTTCCGCTTGTAGTTACAGGGCTTCCTGATACTGTAAAGGCAGAAGGTACTGAAAGACCTACCGAAGTCACCCCTACATCTAGATTGTCCTGCATCCAATCTTGAAGGGTTGATACAGTTACATTGTTCGTAGTGGTAGCACCAAATGCTACTATAGGTAGAACATCATTATTCGCAATATCTGTTCTCTCAACTAGTTGACTTATTCTCTTATCTGCCATAATTATCAAATATAAAATCTTGAAGTGCCGTTTTCTTGAAGCATATAGGAATCATCTTCCAGAAGGATGTAGTCATAGTCTACAGGGCTTATATTTCTAAGGATCTTGAATAGGGAAACATAGCTTAACCCGTTTGCGATAGGGTTATATTTATCAACCTTCTCAAGTTGGAAGTAGTGAACACCTACTTTGATAATCTTCCTAAAATCTAGGTTCATGATATCTGTAGGAGTTAGGTAGAAATATCCTTCCAAAAGCCTACTATTTCTATCACCTATGGAAGTGATTAAGCCTTCATAATATTCCGTGTATAGGTTTACCCCAGGATATACACCTATCGAGAAATACACCTCCCTAGGATTAGCGAAAAGGACATCTGAACTAGGTGTGATAGGATCATCAAGGTGACCTGCATAGGGATAGTTGGTATAAGGGACATCTACATTCCCTGCATACCTAATCTTCCACTGAGGACATTCTACCTCTGGCTTCCAGTAAGCTATTCTAGGCTTGAAGTTATCAGGTACTTTCACATTATTCTCTACCTTGTAAAGATGGATCATGATTCTACCTGCTACCTGCTCCCTCATTACAGGAGGACTGAACACCACCTTGACAGTCTTTGTGTCAAGAATGAAATCATTGTCTATGATAGTCCTACTTTCGCCATAGGCTTCATTGAATTTCGTCTTATAGGAAGTAGACCAATAGTCGCTATCATCATCAAAGGTCAATCTGTATTCCTTGGCTGAAAGTTCGGAAAGTGGTGTGATTGAGATCTCTTGACTTTGATCTAGTTTGTCACTCCAATCAAGTGCCTGATCTTTAAAGGTTCTGTAGAACTCATTGTAAGGCACGATCTCTAGGACATTTGTCCGAAGCCTATCCTGAGTCACATACAAGTTGTACATTGAGATAATAGACTTCAAGAAGTCACGCTGCTTCAATGATTTTGGTAGTGTGTATCCTATCTTCATGGTATCACCTTGCTCAAGTTCTACCGCCACAGGGATAGTATTACCTATCTTGAATGATCCAATAGGTGCTACTACTACCTCTGTTTGAAGTTGGGTATTCGTTCCTGATCCTGCAATCTCACCCTTTAATCTGATCTCAAAATAGTCATTCAAAGCAAGATCAATTCCTCCCGTGATTTCTACATCCCAAAAATAGAACTGCCCTGCTGAAATGAAATTCACATTTCTAGAAGAATACAAAATCTCTGATCCATTCTTCAATACTGAGATAGTCCAAACATTTTCTAAGAATCCCTGAAGGGCTTCAAAGGATATTCTCAAATTTAGGTTCAATCCCGTGTTCAGGCTCTGTGCCTTATTCCATCTGAACCTAGTCCCTGAATTTTCAATAGTAAACCCTGAAGCCAAAGTACTACTGAAATTGAGTAGCCTTAAGAAGGTAGCATCTGTAGTTACTTCCTGCTGATATAGTACGGGTGACTGATCTAGCAGGGTAGTAGATTCTTTTGTGATGGTCTTCTCTGCCGTGATCAAAAGCAACTTTCTAAAATAGAAGCTATTGAAGAATGGTGCTGTGATCTGAAAGTTTGCCTCTGCAAATATTCGCTTTAAAATCTCACTTACAAAAACAGCAGGCTTGAAGTTCTTGATAGGGTAGGTAATTGAGTCTACAGAATAGCCATAATCTACCAAAGGGTAAACATAGTTTGAAGCCCCATCTACCCATTCCGTTCTACTCCAAGAAGCCTCTATATTTGTTCTATTCCAGACATGATCATAGTCATTAAAATTCAAATCTGCTAGAGACTTATCTCCCAACTCAAGAAGGATATCTAGAAGCCTTCCGAACATATTCACCTCATAGACTATATCCCCTGCTTTAGAGTTGATCTTCATCATCCTCAAAACCCCGTCAAAGATCTTGACATTGTCTAGGAAGATCTGTGCTTTTGCCTGTTTTGCAGGGTTAAAGTTTACCCCGATATTGACATCCTCTTCATAGTAGTCATTATTCACAGAAATATCAAAGATATTCCCAAAAAGTTGCTGATTCTTTGCCGTACTTGGCAGGGTTAATGTCTTTGAATAGGAAGTATTTCTTCTCTCAATATCGCTAACATCAGCAACAGAGAAGGTGAATTCTACATCAATATCTCCTAGGGTGTCTGCTTCAATCCCTTCTACAAATAGTCTTGCGCTCATATTACCTGTCTAGGGTTAGATAGTTGAATTTCTACATCAAGTTCAATATTGAAGACCTTATCTGTTGCCGTCTTCTTTATTTCGTAGCTAGTAGGCATAGGCTTCACAGGAATCCATGAAGGGGTTATATAGTTATCATTGACCACATTCAAGAAGACCAAAGGTGAAGAATATAATTCCCTTAATAGTTCAGCCTGGGCATCTGTTAGATAGTCTGAAATGATCTTCCAGTTCTGAGTTTCATTTGTGTAGTAGATCGGATTGATGTTCTTCACCACTATCCCATTAGCCTCATAGATATCACCTGAATAGTTTCTTTCATAGCCCTTCTTTTCAATCTGAAAACTAGTCTTATTCACTAGGTCAAAGTTGAAGAAATCAAAAGCCCCGTACTTGTTTAGGTAGGCTATCCGCATAGGATCATATCTGCCACAGGATTGAGTATATAGGGTAGCGAATTTATACCGCCTTGCAGATCCGTTATTCCAATTAGTGAATAGCTGAATAGATGCTACCCCTGATCCATAGGTCAAAGGTGTGATCTGAATGTAGGTCACACTAGGAGTAGACACCGAAGTAGGGGTGATGTAGTAGGTCTGAGTGGTAGCGTTTGTGTAGGTCACAAATAGTTCTACATTAGTCAAAAGCCCTGTATTTATAAAGCTAATGATCTGTGAATCTGATTCCCTTACCTTGATACTAGTCCAATCACTAATAGGCTTGTAGATAGTATTGCTAGATCCCCAATATTGAGCCTGATTTGCGTACCAAATTTTTAATTCTAGCAAAGGCAAAGCACCTGCAAAAGCATACTTAGTAGAACTCACTACCTCACTAGCCAAAACTATGACAAATTCACCCGCCACCTCATAGTACTCATAGCACTTCAGGTAGTATCCCTTGATCACATTGGTAGAACTAGATGAAGTAGCAGTCTCATAGAAGCCTTTAGTGTAGGTGAAGTCTACGGATACAAACTTTGAGACATCAAATTCCACAGGATCTCCAGGATCAGCAGGTGAATCATAGTAGGCAGTAGTCACAAGTTCATTGTCTGAATTGTAGACTTTTACCACATACTTAAATCCGATCTCCTCAGAGTTGGTGCTGCTTATGGTGTAGTTAATCCTGTTGAATGCAGGTAGGATATTTATGCTAGGTTGGGTGAGTGTTATCATTTGCTTATTCTTAAAACTAGTGAAGTTGCTCCTATGGTTTGGATATCGACATTGAACTGAGGGGTGGCTTCATTTACTGATCTTTGGATGAAGTTAGTACCTGCTATTCCGTACTTCTTTAAGAAGTAGGCAAATAAGGTCACACTAGTAGAAATCTGTGGTAGTATTCTTCTACCCTTCAAAGTTTCATCACCTGTTTTGATCCTAAGATTTCTAGCCTCTATCTCCATGTTCTTCCTTTGCATCCATCCTTCCAATTGTTTCAAGGCTTCAGGAGGCATATAATAATTTTTAAATTGATAGTATCTACCTTCTGCATTAGGGTAGACCTTCTTGTTTTTGATGCTATGCTTTACACCCTTGACCCCTTTATCTATATAGTCAAAGTATTCTGCACCTGTTGGGATTTCTACTTTATATCCGTACTTAGTTTCAATGATGTTAGGCTGTCCAAAGGATTTTTTAAGACCTCCTTGATCCATTGGTGCATTTGCCTCAAGTTTATCAGCTAAGTTGTAGCCTAGCCGAAGTAGTGCGCTCTCTACATTTTGAAGTAGGATTTCTTCTGCCTTTAGGACATATTGATTCCCTCGAAGTTTATTCCCTCCAATCGTGATATTTGCTACTTCATCTTTTGTTGCAACTGCCATTTCTTATACTGCGCTTCTTTGTCTTTGTTAAAGTCCTTCAAATATGCTAGGGTATTTAAGTACTCAATCACCCTGAGATCATAGGCTGCATTGACTGTGATGTTTTGAAAATCGGCTACCTGCTTAGTGCTAAATACCCAGCCCCACCTTTCCATAAATCCACTACTTTCTCCGCCATCTTTTGATTCAGCATTGAGGAGGTTATAGTACTGCTTATTAATTCGCTGAATAATTGACAAAAAAAAAGCATACAACTATATACTTCTATGAATTTTGCCCCTAGCAAATCATCTGCAACCACGTCATGAGGCACTACCCCGTAGCCCTGATATCTCTTCCCTTTCATTGGTAGAAAGAAGCAGGCAGCTATTTTGTTAAGTTGCATGATCTCACCGCTGAAGGCTAGAATGTCAATGTACTGCCCTGCCGTGATCTCGTTTAGTTCATAGCAGAATTTATACCTGTTATCACCCACCTGCAAATAGTCTACAGGTTTGGTCTGTGGGATATTATTGAAGAAATCCAACTTCTCTGCGTAGGTGTGCATCAAGTCCCTATACTTGTAGGTATCATAATGCTCCTCACTTTTCCCCTCCACGATTGACAGCATCTTCTGCTGCTTCTCAATAATGTTCAGATTTGCGTTTGTTTCGATATCGTACAGGCTGATGAACTGCCCTACTGTAAGTTTATCCCACATGATTCTAAATATATTTTTTTGGTTTGATGTATCTATCTGAAGGAATACTTCCCTAGGTGGCTTGAAGTGATCTTATTGACCACCGAATACCTCAAGGCATCTAGTGCGTGATTGAAATTATCTACAGGCTTATTAGTCATCTGCCCGTTTTTATCTTCTATGTATTTGTAGTTTCTCAGTTCCTTGATCAGGTTGTAGCTTCTTTCTGTTGCGTGTAGCTTGTATCTCCTGATGATGTCTATCCCTATATTGATAGATCCTTTGATGGTAGGCTTCACATTCCACCCCATCCTGTAGATCTCCTCTATACTTTTAGGTTCGGCACTATCTGCGAATACTTCATTGCTCCTGTCAAGTCCTAGTACCTTCATCTCATTTGCTATGTCCTGATTGGTCATGCCTGTTCTGTACAGCAATTCATCCACATACATGGAATCATCTAGGATGTAGGTTCTCACTAGGCTAGTAGGATCTGAACTATATCCGAAGTCAAGCCCGTAGCTTACTAGCTTTGCTTCCTTTGGTATTTCTTTGGTAGTACTGAAGGTATATACTAGGGATCTGCTTTGACCCCTTTCTCCTAGCCCGTAGACCCTCCAATAGTTTTCGTCTATCTCCTTGAGCCTTTCAATTTCTGCCTTGATCTCAGCCCCTAAAAATGGGTTATCCTTGTAGGTAGTCTGATAGAACTCTACATCCTTTCTAGGTAGCACCTGATCATAGATCCAATGGAATTCTTCAGAAGGGTTGAAGTCAATAATCACCTTCTCATTTGTACGGAAAAGCAATTGCTGCCAATCTTCAAAGGTCAATTCGTTAGCCTCATTTGCAAAAAGTAGATCTCTTTTTCTACCCCTGATCTTCTGAGGCATATCCAAAGAAATGAATTCAATGGTGTTCCCGTTTAGCTTGTATTCTGATGCTGTTTTAGAATGGTCTTCTTCCGAGTAGATCTCGTGATCCTTGAGGATAGTTAAAAAGTCACGCATGACAGTACCCCTCAAAGCAGGGTAGGTCTTCCTACAGATCGTGATTATCTTTCCCGTGTTCTTTTCGCAATATGAAAAAATAATCCATAGAAGAATGTTATAGGTCTTCCCTGATCTAGTGCCACCTTGCTGTACTACTATCTTTGATTTGCTATTCTCAAGATGGCGGAATACCTTATTTGTTTTGATGCTAGTTGCTGTCATCCACGATCTTGACCTCAAAAAGTTTCTTCCCGTCTGCGCCCGTTATTTCCTGCCTTTCGATATAGCCTCTTTTCTTTAGTTTGGTTTTACAGGCAAAGATGATAGCAGTAGTATCCTTATCCTTGATCTTTTCTACTAGTGCATCCTCCACAAAATCAGCAAAGTCTTCATCAGGCTCAATGGATTCCAAAGCAGATAGGAACTCAGGATCTTTGACCTTCCAATCATAGAAAGTTCCCCTGTCCATATTAGTAGCCTTGCAGGCCTTTGATATATTACCAAAGGCCTTTTGATAGGCTTCAAGAAATGCTTTCTTTTTTAGATCCATTTTGTGGATTATTGTAGTTTAGTCTAGTTTTTCATTCGCTACTTGCAAAGGTTCTACAGGTGTGATATCCTTTTCCTCTACTTTGTTTGCTATCCCTGCATCATCTAGCAACTTTTTAAATAAGTACGCAAGTTGAAAGATTCCTTCTTCTTGATCTAGGGTGATGCTGACTACCTTCTTAGGGCTATTAAAATTCAATTGAAAATTTGACATGGTTTGTGGTTTTTAAAATGGTAAATCGTATTCTTCTGCTTGATAAGGTACAGGTGAAGCATTTTTAATAGGCCACTTTTCTTCTAATTTCTTATCAGCTTCTTCTTTTTTGTAATCATTCAAACTGATTGCCACATCTTTGCCGTATTCGTTCGGCTTATCGTAGATATTGATATTTAAGTTCACATACTTCTTCCCGTTGTAGGTGTATGAATGTGCTTCAGCATCTGATAGGCAGATAGCAGCCGTGATCCATG